TGCGATATAGTTATTAAAAGGGTTAAAGAAGTGCTACATATAACAACGATTGATGAGGGGATAAAAAAAGAATTTAAGTTTAGAGATGTCTTTTATAAAAAATTAAACAAACAACTAACTAACAAATATTTAACTTTAATTAAAAACCAAAAATGAAACAAGATTTAACTATTTATCTATCTATTTTTTGTCCGCAAAATGGCGAGGCAATGTCTTTTTCTTATGCAATGCACGATAACGACAATTTAGAAATTTTTGAGAATACAGGATATTATCCTGCATCCGATAAAAATTCATTATTATCGTGCTTTGATTTAGCTTGCAATGATTTGGAATTTGATATTATTAATGCACAATCTCAATATGGCATTATTGGTTCGGTTTTATTTTTAACCAATTATTCTGCAATGCCACATATAATGAATGGTAATATATATATTGAGGAGCATTTTAAGAAGATACATAATCTAAAAGGCACGTTAAGGGAAATGGAGGGCGATTTTACAACTATAAACATTCAATGTGCAAATGATAATGTCATTGTAATTGATAGAAATTATAAGGCTATTAATTTATGTTTGACTAATAAATATAGTAAAGGATTTTACTCTTATTCCTATGGCGATTTTATTGCAATGGATATGGCGAGCAGGCAAGATTTTACGGCAATGATTAAAATTAATAAGTGGGATAAAATATTCTTTGGAAGGGATGGCGAAACAAAGAAAAAAATTGCTTTTATTAAATCTATTATGAACCCGATTAAAGCAGCAGGAATACAAGCTACTTTGAACTTTTACAATAGTTTTTTAAATGACAATAGCAAAAATTGAAGATTGCAGATTGCAGATTGCAGATTAATTATAAACTATGCACTACAAAATTTCATTCAGACAAAAGAAAAATGCTGCGAAGTTAGGAGTTGATATTACCATATCTTCTAATCCTAAAAAGAAAATAGATGTTTACAAAAATGGTGTAAAAGTAGCTGAAATTGGTGCTGCAGGATATTTTGATTATGCTTCTTACATAAAAAAGTTTGGATTGAAATTTGCAAATCAAAGGAAAAAATTGTATAAGGTTCGGCACAATAACGATAGGAGTGTAAAAGAGTCAGCAGGTTATTATGCAGACCAAATATTGTGGAGTTGATTTATAACGGATAAGTATAACTGTCAGGTGGGGGATTAAATGCTCCGAACCTTCACATTGACAATAAACTAAATTAGGGGCATATAGCTTCGGGTGGTTAATCAGCCCCCACCTGCAGTTATACAATTTTATGGGCTGGTGTTTAATATAAATTATTATGGTAAAAAATCAATTTTCAAAAGCGACTAAATTCGTGATTGATGCAATGACTAAAGATGGAATTGTAACACGAAAAAAGTACAAAACAAAAGAAGGATTTTTGAATAGAATAAAGGTGTTAGGGGTAAAAAACCTTGATGCTATAAAAGTTCAAAAAACAAACACCTATTCTTCCAAAGGAGTACACTATACGTTTATTTGGGAATAGTTTGTTATCGGGTAGGTGTAGGTTCGCTTACACTTGCCCATTAACGGTTCGCAGATAAGCGAAGGCACAAATAGCGTTGGCATTGTGCGGTTGGATTTGGGCTTTTGCTTATGTGCTGTTATACGCTGTTTGTTTTAATTTTTTGTGCGGTGGGAATTAATCATTAAATCATTAAAAAGAATGTTAGATATTAGAAATATAGATTGTATGGAACTGATGAAACAATACCCTGACAAGTATTTTGATTTGGCTATTGTTGACCCACCCTATGGAATTGGAATTGACGGACAAAAGGAAAGCATTTGTAAGAACCCGAAACATAACAGGAAGGCACACGAACATAAAGGGTGGGACAATTCAATACCGACTGCCGAATACTTTAGAGAATTGGAAAGAGTGAGCAAGAACCAAATTATTTGGGGTGCAAATTACTTTGTTGAACACCTAAACAAAGGCACTAAAGGTTGGATATTTTGGTATAAAGGACAAGATGGTTTAACTATGAGTGATGGCGAAATTGCTTACAGTAGTTTCCAAGTTGCAACCCGAATGATAAACTTAAACAGGGGATTGATTGCTCAAAAAGGTGGGAGCATACATCCGACACAAAAGCCCGTTGAATTATACAGGCATTTGCTACAAAATTACGCAGAGAAGGGACAAAAGATATTAGACACACATTTAGGAAGCGGAAGTATTGCGATTGCCTGTTACGATATGGGATGCGAATTAACAGCTTGTGAAATTGATGCTGAATATTACGACAATGCAATGAAAAGAATACAAATACATACTGCTCAACAAATGCTTTCATTTAATCATTAAATCATTTGAGGGTGGGTAAAAAAAAATTAAAACAAATTGCGTATAACTACTTTATATAAGCAATAAGACAATATGCAAACTATTACAATATCAAAGACTTATAATATAGATTGGCATATACTTGGGTATTCTGATTATGGCGTTACAAATAACGGAAATATTGTAAATTTAAAGCGTGGAACTTTGCTAAAAAAAACAGTAACAGGGTATTCAAAAGGGTATTATATTAATAAAAAATTTATAACTTTGACAAAATTAAGAACATTATTAATTAAAAATAAAACAGGGCATTGCCCTTTTTAAGATAAAATAAAATATGGCAACAAGATTAGAAATAAATTTAGAAAACAACAACTTTATTGACCACGTTTTGCGGCAGGTTGAAAATAGGGAACAAAGGGTTATTTTTTTAATGACATCAAACGGTTCGGATGCGGCATTGACTTTTACGAGTTCAATACCTCCGAAGGTTTTAAAAGAAATGTTAACGCAATTTGCAGAAAAACTATAAATAAAATAATATGGCAACAACAAAATTAAAAATAACCAATGTCAATGAAAATAATAAATACAAAGGTTCTTATAAAAAGATTTTTGACATTTTAAATGAGGATAGAATTTTTACCGAAAGTTACGAAACCGAAAAATCTATTGGTCTTAAAAAATCAATTTATTATTTGCAGGTTGGAGAGCATATTTATTTTGATAAAATGGAACGTATTTTGAAATTAAAAAATGTAAAAATCGGATGGTAAATATTTGCAGAAAAACTATGAATGTACTATCTTTATTTGAATAAAATAACGTAATTTGCGATATGGAAATCAAAAAAATAAATACAGAAAATTTTACAAAAAATATAAATAATTATGGCTAAACTAACACAAGCACAAAAAAAGTCATTAAAAGGATATATTGGTCTTTTTGATGTTGATTTTGTAAGCATATTTGTAAAGAAATCAGGTTATAGTTTTGTGAGTTGGAGAGAAAAAACAACACCCAACGCAGGTACGCCTTCTTATCCATTGTCTTATTTCATAAACAACGCAAAAAAAGACATTTTGAAATCTAAATATAAAAGTATTAGTTTTTCTAAAAATGGTAACGTTACAATAAAATCAAGTAAAGGATATTTTCAATTCTTCTAAAAAAATAAAACTACAAAGATATGTCAATCGTATTAAAATAGTTCGGATTAGCACCACAGATAATAGAACTTTAGCAACAAATAGAGAATTTTTTTAATACTCAGTTATAAAATAGTAAATTTGAACTATGGCAGTATCATATAAAATAGCTTTACCATCATTGAAAAAATTTGAGGGTGGTTTAGTTTACATTGCTTCGGAAGGACAATGGACAAATAGGGGCATTCAATACACTACCTACATATCTTTAGGGCAAAAATTAGGTTTGGTTACTCCTTTGACTTTAGATAGGTTTAAGGCTATGACTGTTGCTGATTTTGAAAAATTTGTTAAATATTTTTGGGATTTAGCGACATTTAAAAATGCTATTAAGGATGGGGATGCGGCAGTAATGATGTTTCAAGCGTTGTGGGGTTCGGGTAATACAGGAATAATAAAGGCTCAACAGGGTTTAAATAATGCTTATAATTTAAACTTAGATAAGGATGGTATTGTTGGGGTTCAAACTGTTAATGCGATTAATTCGCATAGTAACGCTGCCAATGTTATTTGGGTTGCTTTGTTTAATTATTATATGGCATTGGTAGAATTAAATCCTGCGAAATATGGAGCATTTAAACAAGGTTGGGCAAACAGGTTAAATTGGATGAAGCCAAAGCCGAAAGGTAGCGATATTGCGATAATTGGACTTATAATAGGTGCGATAGGGTTGGCTTTGATTGTTAATAACCAATAACCAATAACTAATAACAAATGATTGAATTATTTGAATATAACTTTAATGCGACATTTTGGTATAACTCAACAGTTATCCACAATAGTAAGCATAGTATTATGGCTGCTAATTATAGCGATGCCAAGCAGATAGCAAGACTTGAGGCACAAGAGGGTATTTATGAATTTGAT